CTCGGTGACTCGAAGCACTGAGGGTGTCTGGTTCGGTTGCCACGATGAGAGTTTGGCGCGTCTTGTTCCACCTCTGACCAAGAAGGCCGTGGAGTACAGCTGGGCCGAGATCAAGGCAGCGGCGTCGAAGACCGAGTACATGCCGGCAAGGCTAGACTGGCTGGTCGAGACGTACGGCAAGAGCCACGTCCTCGTGGTCGATCCCAAGTATCCGATGACCCAGTTTGCGGAAGTCTGTGACATGCTCAAGGGTATGGAGCAGAGCGTCATCCTCAAGGCATATTGGGATTCCAAGTGGATGTTCGACGCGGTACGAGCGCGCGGCTTCAAGACTTGGGGGTACGCTTACAACTCGAGCATCGGCCACGCAAGGTATCAGGACTTCCTCACGGGGAAGATCTGCGATATTTTGTCAATGGAGTTCACTGCTCCGAAGACTACATGGGATCCCCTGAAGGCCTCAGGTCTCCCAACGGTCGCACATATTCCCGCCAACGCCAGCCAGCTCCAGACCGCGTGGTCTCTAGGGGCCACGGGGGCCATTGTGTCTGGCATTGCGGCCGTCACTGAGAGGGCAGCATGAGTCCAGCGTTCACGCTGGAGATGGATTCGGGGATGGATACGGGGAAATGGCTCGAGAGACTCAAAGAGGGCCGCTTCTTCGATTTCCTCGACGACTGCGGACAGGCCGGGGTGGCTGCACTAGCCGCTGCTACCCCGGTCAGGTCCGGTTACACCGCGTCCTGCTGGTCCTACGAGATAAAGCGGAGCGCTAGGCGGGTATCGCTGGTCTGGTACAACTCCCATGTGGAGGAGGGTGTCCCGATCGCAGTCATATTGCAGTACGGGCATGGCACCAGGACCGGTGGCTATGTCCAAGGCGTGGATTATATAAATCCGGCACTCAGGCCTATATTTGACAGCATCGTCAAGCAACTTGAAAGTGCGGTGAGGGGCTAGTGGCATCAATCGAGGAGCGGGTAGTCGCTCTCAAGTTCAACAACGGCCAGTTCATGAACGGGGTTCAGGACTCCCTCAACGGAGTCAAGAAGCTCGAGGAGGGACTGGCATTTCGTGGCGGTGTTGAGGGGATCAATCAGGTCTCCGCAGCCGCCAAGAACCTTAATTTCTCGGAGGCCCAGGCTGGTGTCGCCGAGACTACGAGCAGGTTCTCGGCTCTCCAGTCGGTTGCGTTCGGCGCACTCGCCAGCATCGGCGGGAAGATCGCAGAAGTCGGCTCCTCGATGCTCTCGAGCTTCACCGTTCAGCCTCTTATCGACGGTATGAAGGAGTACGAGCTGCAGCTCAACTCCGTCCAGACTATTCTCGCCAACACTGCTCAGAAGGGCGAGACGATCCAGACCGTGAACGCGGCTCTGGACCAGCTGAACACCTACGCGGACCAGACCATCTATAACTTCGGTGAGATGACGTCCAACATCGGTAAGTTCACCGCTGCCGGTATCGGGCTGGATGACTCGGTCGCGTCGATTAAGGGTCTGGCGAACTGGGCAGCCGTCGCTGGTGCCAACTCCGAGGCCACCTCGAGGGCTATGTACCAGCTTTCGCAGGCCATGGCCGCGGGAACGGTGAAGCTTCAGGACTGGATGTCCCTGGAGAACGCCGGCATCGCCACCAAGCAGTTCCAGGACCAGCTGATCCAGACTGCTAGGATCCACGGCAAGAGTGTCGACGAGATGATCGCCAAGAACGGGGCGTTCAGGCTCTCCCTCCAGGAGGGGTGGCTGACCCAGGAGATCATGATGGAGACCCTGAAGCAGATGGCTGGCGAGTACACCGACGAACAGCTTGCTTCCATGGGATACACCGAGGAGCAGATCGCTCAGATCCAGGAACTGGCTAAGACCGGTATGTCTGCGGCTCAGGACATCAAGACATTCTCGCAGCTGCTGGGTGTTATTGGTGAGGAGCTCGGTTCATCCTGGGCTCAGGCGTTCCGAATCATCTTCGGCGACTTCGAGCAGGCCAAGGCCCTGTGGTCACAGGTTGGAGCGTTCCTCACGGGTCCGAGCGGTATCATCAGCCAGATGGGTAACGCTCGAAACGCCCTCCTCCAGGGGTGGGCTGACCTAGGCGGTAGGGAGAGGAACCTTGAGGGTCTCGCCTCCATGTTCCACGCCATGTGGGATCCGCTTCAGCGCATCGGTCAGGCGTTCTCGGCGGTCTTCAGTGGTCCGTCAGCCGAAGGTCTGTACCGGATGTCTGAGGCGTTCTCGAACTTCATGGCCAAGCTGGTCCCCAGCGAGACCACTGTCGAGTCGATCGGCATGTACTTCGAGGCGTTCTTCCGGATCGTCAAAATAGGTGTCATGGTCCTCGCCGACTTCGCCAAGGTGATCGGATGGATCGCCGGCGGAGCGCTCAAGGGACTGGGTGCCGTCATTTCCAACCTGCGTGGACACACTGCGGACTGGTCCTGGCAGCTCAGGGACCACGTGGTGGCCATTCAGGAGTGGTACGACAGTCTGAACGTTGCCGAGAACGTCATCAAGGCCATCATCTGGACGGGCAAGGGGCTTAAGCGCATCTGGGGCAACTTCTCTGAGGGGTTCCATGACGAGATCACGCCCAGCCTCACGCGCCTCAAGGAGGCCTGGGACAATCTTTGGGAGGCTCTGAAGAACGCGGGCTCCGGAATCAAGGAAGCCATCGTCGGTCCCTTCAAGCAGCTCAAGGAGGGCGCCCAGGAGGTCGGTCAGTCACTCGGTATCGTCAGCGACTCTACCGAGGAAGCTGGTGAGACGGCCGAGGAGAACGAGTCCAGGTTCACCAAGCTCAAGAACAAGATCGTCGACCTGTTTGAGAAAGCCTACGAGAAGTCCTATTTCTGGGGACAGCATCTGGCCGACCATCTTATTCCGGCGATCGAGAAGCTCACCAGCTTCATCAACTGGCTGACCGAGTGCATTAACAAGCAGGCCATCGTCGTCACCAACTGGCTGACCCCTAAGATGGAGAAACTGGCTGCAATCTACGTCGAGGTGTCCACCAAGTTCCGACAGTGGGCCGAGGCCATGCAGCCCGGGCCCGATATCGCTTGGTTGTCGTCCATCGGCGGCATTCTCAAGTCTGTCGGATCCGGTGTCTGGGGCGTCCTCAAGAATATTGCGACGCTGAACTTCCACTTCGACGTCGAGCCGTTCAAGAAGGCGTTCAGCGACCTCAAGACGCTCATTGGCGAATATTCCGAGTCGGTCAAGTACGGCTGGTCCACCACTAAGGAGGTCATCTCCAACCTTGAACTCAAGGACAAGGCTGCGTCCGGGTGGAGGAACTTCGTCGAGGTCATCCAAGGTGTCGTTAAGGCTCTGGGCACCGTCGGCAAGTACGCCCTCATCGCAGCTAAGGCCATATTCGAACCGTTCAAGGGCGCGTTCGCCGAGCTCAAGAACATGGCCGACAAAGGCGACTACAAGGGTATATTCGACAGCATCCTCAAGGCCGGAGCCCTGGCTACGTTCGTCGTCATGGCTCGCAAGGTCATCAATGTACTCAAGGAATTTGGCGAAGCCGGCTCTAACTTCTCCGGAATCCTCGGCAGTGTCAAGGACGTTATCGACGGGTTCAAGGACTCGATGGACGCCACGACCAAGCAGGTCAAGGCGACCACCATCCTTATTCTCGCCGGTGCCGTTCTCGTTCTGGCTGCTGCGCTCTGGGTCGTCGCTCAGGTTCCGGCTGGCAAGATTGCTGCCGCTGGTGCTGCTCTGTACTTCATGTTCAACATGCTCAAGAAGGCAGAGGACGAGCTGACCAGCTCCGGCGAAGGCAAGGACACGAAGGGTCTCGCTAAGCGAATGCTGGCGCTGGTCGTGTTGGCCGGAGTCGCGCTAATACTCGGCAAGGCTCTGAACCTCATCGGCTCCATGGACTGGGACGATATCCTCAAGGGAACACTCGGCCTATACGCAGTCATACAGATGCTGTTGATGATGGCCGATACGACCACCAAGAGGAACAAGGATATCCTGGCGTTCGCTCTCACAGCGATTCCGCTGGGTCTCGGCGTTCTCCTCCTTGCCCATGCAGTCAAACCGCTCGGCGAGATGAGTCTTTCCGACCTGGCTCAGGGTGTTATTGCGCTCGGTCTTATCATGAAGATGATGACCATGATGTCGCAGATGGGCACCATCAAGGTCAAGAAGGCTTCGGCGTTCGCGTTCCTAGCACTGGCATTTACCATGCGACAGATTGCGAAGGTTCTCACTGAGATCGGCGAACTGTCCTGGAGTGACACGATCAAGGGCGTTCTCGCCATGGATGCGTGCCTGGGTTCCTTGACGTTCACCGTCCAAAGGCTCGACCAGTTCGGGGGCGGCAAGTCTTTTGTCGGGGCTCTGTCGATGCTTATCCTTGCAGCGACACTAAAGATCATTGCCCACGATATCGAGGACTTCGCCACCATGCCATGGGGAGAGTATCTCAAGGGCCTGACCATGATGTCGGTAGCCTTGGGTATTCTTTCGGCGATTAGCACCATCGGAGGCGGAAGTCTCGCTGGTGCTGCTGGGCTTTTCCTGACCGTGACCGCTCTAGCTC